TCATTTATTTATATAATCTTTTTTCATCCATCTGATTCCAAGCAATCCGACAAACAATAAGATCAATATCCGCCCGCACCATAGCTGGAAAGACTGGAAGGAGGTCAGCCTGTTGATTTCTCTCTCAACCTCAACGGGATAGGGTATCTGTATGGAGTCTGTCTTAAAAACTGAATCACGAAGGAACCTGTCCCGATAGAGATATTTATACTTTTCCAGCCAAACCGTATCCCCCTTCAGTTTCACAAATACTGAATCGTAAAGATGAAGTGAATCTTTGATTATCCGTTCCTGATATTCTGTTCTGACACTTTCGACAGGCACATACATCATTTTTGTACGGCAAGCCGGAAAGGCAATAGCCACAACTATTACCAGGAACAAATAAAACCGGTATAATCTGTTTCTCATGCGAATTTACGGAATGGGGTTTCAGGGTTTTCTTCTTTAAAGTCTTTAAATAAATCTATGTACCGGTTTGTTACAAAGATTACATTAAATAAGAAATCTGTCCATGTGGGTTCGTTTTTTTCTATAATATTGCCCTCTTCGTCATAAATTGATGGAGTGGTATTAACTTTCCCTACAATATCTATGCTGATATTCCAATCATCATAGTTGTTTAATTCTGAAAGATCGGTTACTTTTTTAAAAGCATCTGTCAATTCTTGTTTTTCTTTACACGAATAGTATTTTGTTTCCATTATTAATTGTTTTTGATAAGTATTGAAATTATCCCTTCATTGTTTAAATCTTCATGGATATTCCATATACCTGCTAATTTGTTTAGAGTTATCTCCTGCTTAGTCGTTTTCAGATATACAGTGCAATCCCGCGCCAGATCATAAGAGAGAAGATCGGCCGAACGGGTAACAGCGGATGTTGTAGTAGGGATAATTGATGTATTACCATCAGACTCTTTTTCAGCTTGTGCCAAAGCGTATACAAATCCTTGTGTCGGGTCACCCTCGAATGCAGGAACGGCTGATGTAGAATCAGGTATTAAAGAAGATGTTAACCAAAATACTAATGCTTCTGAATTTGGATTATCTACATTTGCTAAAATTCGCATCCAATCATTACCTAAATTTTCCACTTTTATGTTAAGACCCGCTATTGTATTAGTAATTAATTTATTCTCTAAATCGATAGTGCCCATATTATTAGTTGTACCAGTTAATCGCATTATCGCATATTTTCGAGTTCCATCATATCTAACAAGGGCAGACACTGCTAGTTTTGATATTTCAGTACCCACCGCTTCTAAATTTATAGCCACTCTATGATACGTATTGGTATCACTCTCTCTATATAATCTAGCGTTCTCATACTTTTCTGCCACTCTTGTCAACGTACCATTTTGAGCTATTATCCCATTGAATATCAAGCTATTAGTCGCATTTTTCTCAATCAATAATTTAACGTCTTGTGAATAATTACCATAGTCAATACGTGGCATATTAGATTCAGTTACAACTAAATTCATGTCCTTATCGAACAAAGTTGCAGACGATGACCTGCCAAATGGCAACTTAACAAAAGAGAAATCCTTATTTATGCCATAAACAAAACCGTCTGTATAAGCACCCGGTATAATCACCGCATCCGAATCTTTTTCTTCATCAGTTAAAGCGTTATATGCTTCTGATAAAGCGTTTTCATCCACAATTCCACCATCAGCCTTTACTAAAGGTATAAATGTATTTTCCAGTGTAGCCTCTGTATCCAATAAGACAATATATTCTATTCCATCACTAGTAGGAATGTCATCATGTATATTCCACTCTCCTATTGGTAATTCCAGTTCAATAACACCATTATTAACTGTTTTAATCATAGCTTTTACAGGCTTATTCAACGTGTACTTTAGCAGATCTGCCGAACGGGTTACTGTACTTTCAGACGTCGGAATATAAGATGATATCCCTGTACCTGTCTCTAACTGATATCCGGTAACGTATATGTCTCCCTCTAAATTATCGTATCGTTTTGCAGCTCCAGCACCTCCTGTGTTTGGTGTATCAACTACATTTGCAATACCCGACACTCTAAATGTAGTGCCGTCCACCGAATCATAAAGAGTTTGATTTGTACTTCCTCCATTACGAACAGATACTTTTACATCTGATGTATTATACACACTTGTTATTTTGGGAGCAACTCCAGTAGGTGTTCTTGTAAAGAAACTCGCTATATAATACCCATCATTACTATATGTCACATTTTTATACAGATAACTATAATTCGGAGCTTCCGCAGGTTTGTGTAAACTAGCAGCTTTACTAAAGAAGTTATACCAATTGATATCAATTTTTGAACTTGTAGAAATACCACTTTCTGATAAACCTAAGTTCAACATAGAATCTACTAAAAGGTTTGTACTGGCTTTTTCGATCAATAATTTCGTATTGTCCGAATAGTTTCCATAGTCGATACGGGGAACATTTATGCCGGCTTCACCGATATGCCGGTCTGAAGAGAAGTGTGTAGCAGAAGACGCCCGTGCAAAATCAAAAGACACAGGTTCTCCTGTTTCGTTATCCATGGCATACACTGTACCGGTAGCAGTTGCTACCGGCAATAAAATAATTTTTGCATTTTCCTTGATATGGGGATCGAGGCTATTGTATAATTCCCTGACCGAAGCTTCATCCACATCTATTCCCAACCGGGACAATTGGGAAACAAACTTCCTGATTAACAGCCTCGATCCCCTCCTTAGAAAAAAAGTATGTCCTGAAGCTTTTCATCGACATTCTCAGCAGTCAGTTGTACTCCGTCAACTTCAATATTTTCTATCTTCTCGGAAAGAAGAGTTGTCCTGGTATTTACATGCTGGAAAATAACTGTGTCTCCGTTCACAATATTATAGTCAACCGTATTGAATGGTCTTTCATTCTTGTTGGCTCCATTTATAAAGGAAAGGCTTTTTTCATTTTTGATAATCTGTAACATAGTTTTTTAAGTTTTAGTTGTTATATGAATAAGTAGTTAAATTTATACGTTCTATTTTCTTTAGCTACGCGCAATCGAAGATTGCTTGTGTTCCTTTTGCCCAAAGCCGCAAAAGGAACCAAAAACGCTTTGGTGGCTCATCCTCCGTGCGACCCGTTACAGGCTCAGGGACTAAATGGAAAGATTGTCCTGCGGACGCTTCCCATTTCACGCCCCTCTCGCCTGACGGGTGCCCCGCACTACGGCTTAATGCCACCGGGCGAAGCCACCTCAAGGGAGGGTAATTCCCTGTCGTGCGTCAGCTTCCCGTGCATAGGTTCCTACGACGGGCACCTGTCCGGTGAAGACGGTGTGAAACCAAATATTGTCTGAGCCGCAGGCGAGTTTATTTAGTTTAGCCGGCAAACCGTTGACAGGTCGGCGGGGAACAAAGCACTAGCCTTTTGTTTCGTTTTGGGCAATGCCAATCAACGATCGACGAAGCGAAGGCGAGTCAAAATGAAAAACAAACCCGAAGGGTGCGTTAGTACAATTGAACGATTATTTTTTACAATCATAATAATTTCAAATACTGATTGGCGTTGTTAATAATTGAATTCTTTTTTCACATTGAAACAAGGACAGGCTTTTGCCGCAAACTCATTATGTCCGTGAATAGTAGCTTTTGGATATCTCACTTTCAGCTCGCCAACAAGTTTTTTCAGAGATGCCCGCTGAGCTTCTGTCCGGGTATCTTTTGGTTTACCATCTACATCGAGACCTCCGATGTAGCATATACCTATCGACGTTGCATTATGTCCCAGGCAATGAGCCCCGAGCAGCGATTCGTCCCTGCCCTTGTGTACCGATCCATCAAGATATATCACATGATGGTAGCCTATCTTTGCAAAGCCGCGCTCGCGATGCCAACGATCTATATCCTCTACGGTAAAATGCTGCCCTTCTTTTGTAGCCGAGCAGTGAATAATTATTTTATCTATCTTTCTCATCGTCTTCTTCCTTCTTTTTTTCTTGTGTCAGTCGCTTTACCAGTTCTGAAAGTCCTTTTATCAGATCATCTTTATTGTCGAGCATTACCGACAGGTCTTTCAGGTTACTGCTTATCTTTCGCCTGTCTTTGTCGTGCGCTTTTTCCAGAATGGATTTCGCTTCTATGAATATCAGGAAACCTGCGGCAATGAATGTAACGTAGGGTTGAGTGTAAAAGAACATGCCTATGCAATCGAACATAAACGCAAAAAGCATCATGGCATAGTAGAGAACTGTTTTAGTCACTGTCCGCCTGAGCCCATATGATGTACGGGCTTCGCATCGTTCTTTAGCCTTGCGCCATCCGCTAACCAGATCGAGGGCAATAGCGATGGCAACAAACAGCCACATAATGGCGACAATGGCCAGTTTGAGGCGGACAGCAGGAAAATCATGATTTAAAAATGATTCTATTATAAGTAACATAGGTTATTTAGTATTTATAGGAATATTGCAAAATTGGAACCCGGCTTAGCTGTACTGTCAATCAAAATAATATTTGCTGTTTCTATCTTACCGATAGACGTCATATCCGATGTGCTTATTTTGATTTCGCTCAAATGATCAGCAGTTTCATTGTCTGTTATCTCAATACTATCGACTATTACATTGCTTAATGAAACATCTTCTATACTTATGTCTCCGGGAGGTAGCCCATTATCATAATCAGCCATATTACATAGGATTTAAGGTACTTATTACTAATCTTATCTGCATATATGCTCCCTTAATAGGAAATGAAGGCAACAGGGTTCCATTATCACCAACTATAATTTTGTAAAATTGCGGATGTCCGGAAGTGATATAATCTCCATTTTCATCAATTTGCATTTCGTTCTCAATTTCAACGTTCCGCTTCATCAGGCATCTTAAATCCGAGCCAATCACTTTAAACCATTTTGGCTTCTGCTCGTTTTTCCAGAAATCTTTGTCAATGGCCTCAACACCATAATCAAAGTCTTCTTTCCAGCATCTTCTTAGATGGATATTGCCCGTTGTGGTAAAAGCCAAATTACTATTATCTGTCAGAAATGATGATGTTGCAGGATATTTCACACCCTTGTAAGTGACATAATCTGTCGTATTCTCCTGATCACTATCATGTTCCACCAGATACCAATATCCAGAGGCCAAACTGCCTGTTTTGATGATTTCATCAGGTATTTTATTTGCGATACGCATATCGATATGCCTGTACTGGAGTTGCCCTGTCAATTTGTAAAGAGTGGCATTCGTACTCTGTGCAAACTCTGTCTGTCCCAAAACGCCTAAAAATATATTCTTACGCTCGGCCAATGATGATGAATAACTTGTGCCATTATAATCGATAGTTGCAATATCTTCATCAACAGATCTGACAACATAATAAGATCCGGGCTCGATATCTCCTGATTGAGCTGGTGTAGATTCTATATTTTCGGAAGTATCAACAGCCAATCCGTATTTCATATCAAAATTATGTACAACATCAGCGCCTGTCAGTTGCTTCAGTCCTCCCAGCCAGCAAATATTGGATTGGATCTTTGAAGTTACCTTTGTTAAGATATCACTATTGGACGGCAATTTAGCCGCATTATCGAATATCTCGATATTTTGATTGGGATTGCCCATAGATATGGAGTTGGGAACATTCACCGCATCACTTACCAAAATTCCTTCACGACAAGATGTATAACCGAAATAGACCTTTCGTCTTCTCTCAAAATCATGAATTATACTATTGGGCAGAACAGCACCATCATGCGATGATTTTTTTGCAAATACCCAACGATACACCGGCAAAGTTTCTCCGTATTCGGTCTTTGTGGTATAGGTAAGCCCCTGCTCGTCGCAACGGCGGATAAAATCTGCTCTTAGTTCCGCTTCGGTTTCCCCTGTTAGCGAAGTATAGCCCGTTTCGTTACCTATCCTGAAATTGCAATCGCTGAATGCGTAATATAAATCGACATAAGAGGTCAAAACAGACTGATTGATATCGACATTACATTTTTCAACTAAGGAGAGGTTGTTGTTGGTGATGGTTTTGCTATTGATGCCTACATAGGAGTTATTATTTCCACCAGCTGTTGAATTAAATCTGACTATCGAATTATAGAATGTAAGTATATTGGTATAACTTATTTGTGATATATTCAATATGTCACAATAGTAAAAAGCATTTACGTAGTTATTTCCTCCCGTCCAGGTAATGTTCAGGTTCAGTTTCATACGAAAAAAATATGCTCGTGAAAATGAACCGTTACAAGTCATATTTCCATCCAAGTAACAAGTTCTCATATTATTTCCGATGAACTGACTACTCCCGGCTGCCGTATTTCTGAAAAAAGACAATTTATGATATCCGTCAGAAAATATTTCTACATTATAACTGGGATTACCCGCAGTCGGGGCGGCAAATGTCTTGTTATAAGAACAGTAAGGGTTTTCTTTTGTACCCACTCCATCTGTACTTTTTTTTACTGATCCGGATACAAAAAATGTCGTATTCATACCCGTTTCTATCACGGGCAGGTTGGATACACCATAATATTCATCTTTAAATGTATATTCCATTATCTTTATTCTTCTTTTAATGTAATTAACACTCTGTTTGTAGATAGTGTGATCACTGTTGCATTATCAAATTCCATCATATCACATTGTTCACGGCTATTGAATAATCTCTTAAACTCTCCCGGTTGATCATCGAACATAACCAGATCATCTATCTCAAATATTTTCACTTCATCCGTCCCATCCTCTTCATTGCGGACAGTATATTTCACTTCGTAAATCATCAGTATTCTATTTTTGCTTTCGCGTGAATAAATAAGTACGCTTTGGTATCGGTGCCCAAACGCTCTATATGTATATTCATTACCGAACCTTTTGGTATGGTAATATCCTCCAGATTTACATCAGGATCGAAATCTCCAATATCGTCCCCATTGACATAAAGCGTTTTCACATTTTTAGCAACAATCCGGTATATAGTCATTTCTTCCCCTATGAACATCTCAAAGTCATCGGTTTCCATAGTAATGGAAATACGTCTTTCCAATTGAAGATTACGGGCATAATCGGCCAAACGTGTAAATTCGTACCGTCCCGACTCGAAATTTCCCTGACTATCGCTCTTCGACCCGAATATCCAGAATCCGACCGGGTCCTCTATCGGTGGAAGCTGCGATAGCTCTACAGGGCTTTGTTTTCTTGTATCATTTGTCATTTTGTTTAATAGTTAGAAAAGCTCCTCCTGGCCTCCCCAAGGGGAGGAACTCGCATTAGTCTGCAATTCTCCCCCTTAGGGGAGCCAGAGGGGGCTCTAAATTAATATTGCTTCTTCATAATTCTCCGTCATTACAATCCGTAGATCTTCGGTACCTAATACAGGAATCGTATTGAACCGACCGGCATCTGCCTCGAATAAAGGATAAACAGAATTTTTCGTGATAGAGACCTGATAACCTGACGTTTCTCCCGTTTGCCCGCTTATCTGCGAAAACGACAAAGATGCTCCACCATCGCTGCCAAAACAATATACCTTACCCTGTGAATTACGGAAGGCTACTATATATTTGTTTCCCGCTACCAGAAGGAGATCGGAAAGTTTCTCACCGCTAAGCGTCCTGATAAAGGTGGTTAGTTGCTGTTTGTAGATGCCGTTATCGTGTATCTCGGTAAAAGCGCTTTCGTTCACAGCACCTATTTCCCGGAACGGTTCACCCGATTCTATACTGCTGATAAACCCGCTATCGAACAGCCCGTCACCAGTAAATTTATACGAGATAAAATCCCTTATATCGAGCAAATAAACTGCAACTATTCCTCCGGGATTGTATTCGCAGGTGTGTGTTATATTCTTTAGTAGTTTACATGTCATAATCTTCAATTTGAAAATTTGAAAATTAGCAGATTAGCAAATGAACCAATTATCCCATTTCATTTGCTAATTCCCGAATCTGCTAATTTGCTAATTAAATTACGGAGTAACCACAGTCGTGTCTGCAATAGAAGAAATAACGCTTTCGTCTGTCAGCAGGCGCCCCATTTCTATCTCTGTTCCGGCCATAGTCACAGTCCAGCCGTAAGCATCGGCTTCGGCTGCTCCCGAAGCATAGTTGAATGCAGTAGCAGAAAGCCCGTTGTTGCGGCCTAGCATGATCGCATTATTGGATTTATCGACCACCACTGCCGTAAATTTACCGAGACTCAGTTTGTCTCCCTGGTTGAGCAGGTTGTAATCGTAATTGCTGATCGTGAAATTCACAGTATGTGTACGGTATTTGCCACCGTTCCCATTTACCGCCAGTTCGTCGGAAAAAGACGCCGTATTGTCTACGAAATCGATTTTATACGCTTTCAATGTGTCGTCGGCCAGGACAATAGTCTCTATGCCTTCGTCAGCGCTCATGGTGTATTTATTGTCGGTATCGTAATTGAACAGATAGACTGCTTTTACACCTGCCAAAGAATACTGGCAGTTATCTTTTGTTATATTTGAAGTTAATTTACAAGACATAATGATTTAATTTATTAATTTGAAAATGAGTTAATTAAATTAGTAAATTTGAATATTAGCATATTAGCAAATGATATTCGTTGTATTGCATTAGCTAATTTTCGAATTTGCTAATATGCTAATTGTTTGGACTATAAAAAACCACTTCGTCCTCGAATGGAATAGCGAATCCCAAGCGCAGGCGTCCGTCGATAAATATCTTATTATCGTAAGGTGCGGCCATCTGTCCCAGACGAATTTCTTCCAAGTCATTTAACAAATCCGTACCTAAAAGGAAATTGGAAGCTTCGGCCACAACCATATCGTTATCGGCAATGCCTTTCACCGGAACAATCTCTGCACCGAGGTATTTCACCACATCGTTTTCCACTATGAAATTCGGATTTACTACAACATTGGTTCCAAACACACCACCCAATGCGATCTTCACTTTCAGCAATGTAGCATACGAAACGTATATATTCAGGCTCTGCTTTTCCAGTCCGGCAGCAGCGACATCATCGGGCAGAAAAGCAAAGGCCGCCTCTATTTCGTTCAGCACATTGTCTTTTGTCAGTGCTACACCCGAAACTTTGATTGCATCTGCACTGTCAGTCAACACTTTGACTACACCGTCAAAATCGTTGCTTCCTGGTGCAGAGCTGTCACCTTTGAATATCTTTGTCTCTATCTCGCTGCTAAGCTCATTGGCCAGTAAAGCCATAGTTGCTTCTTCAAGCGATTCGGGCAGTTCCATATTTTTTGCACCCGGGCCCATCATCCAGATAGTACGCTTACGCTCAAGATCATCGAGACATTGTTCCAGATTGATCTTGTAAGTCTTCACCTTCAGTTCTTTTTCGCTTAGTTTAGCTATCTGTTGCGGAGTCCATGCACAGTCGCGACTGTCAGTCTGAAGAATATTGCCCGCAAGGTCGATAAGATTGAGTTGGGTAGATTCTTTCACACCTATAATCGGAGTGATCTTTCCCTTTTCGATAAGTTTTCCACCAAATACAGCTTTTGTAAACCAGTCCATATTAGACGACGGCTGATAGGTGAGTGATGAAATGTCATACATGTTTGCCATAAGTTTTAATTTGAAAATTTGAAAATTAGCAGATTAGCAAATGGTTTTGTTGTCTCCGCCAATTTGAATTAATGATTTTTTTTTGGGGGGGGAAACTAGCCAATAGAAATTCATTTTCACATTTGCTAATCTCCGAATTTGCTAATTGTTCCTCCTGTTTATTGTCTGATTCAATGCCACAGCCATACGTTCGGCGGTAGTCATTTCGCCTACGACCTTTGTTGTACCCGACAAATGTGTAACCGGATGAGCAGAGGGGGTTTTGCGACGCATTTCCTCCACCTTTCCTTTAGTATCTTCCAGCATTGCTTGTGCTTCATTGAGCGAATTTGTCAAAGAATTGATAGTTTCCTGCATCTCAGCGATCTTAGCTTTCAGGGCTTCAGCCGTTTTAGGATCGAATTCCGATAATTTCTGTCTTTTTCGTTTCAGCGTCTGGGGTGCTTTTTCTTCTTCCGGCTCAGTTTTGTTCTGCGATGGTTCGCGCGTTTCTGTAAATTGCCCCTGCTCGTCCACGATCAGTAGATTTCCATTTGCCAGCTTGTGTTCTCCGGCAGGCATCTGTTCGCCGTCGAGTGTGACAAACCCATCCTCATCCACATAAGCCTCTTTGCCGTCAGCCAGTACAAATACGACATATGGCGTACCACTTGCCGTGATATCGGCTTTGGTAACGGCCTCGATGTCGAGCAACATGCGTGTAAGGCGTCCGAGAAGCGATTGTTTCGGTCTTTTTTTGTTCATGTCCACATTCTTTTTGTTTTTGATATTTAGTTTATAGGGTTGTTGATTGAAAAAACCTTCCAAAGAGAAGCCTTTGACGTGGCCGGCCATCACCTCAGTGTCCCAATATGCTTTATCTCCGACCTTGTAGCTGCACATCAAAGTCCCTTTGGGAAGGTTTTCGAATCCTAATGCTTTCGATTTATCATTATGCGGGTTTTCCACTATCCACAGTTCGGTGAGGTAGTTACCGCTAAGTGGTGCCTGATGCTGGTGTGTAGTGTTTTGCAGGGCAACCCCTGTGCGCATCATCTTTTGCGCAATCTTCTCTATCTGATCGGCAGAGAACCGGATATAATAGTCACCCAGTTCTTCACTGTGACGGTAAATAAGTTGCTCTGGCATAAGTACTACGCCGGTCAGTATTTGTTTGCGGGAATCACGGTTGAGAAAAACCTGTTGCTCTTGTCGTTTCAACGCAACAAAATCGACCTCATTGGCGGGACAATCGACAAAAGATATGGCACAGATGCCCGTCAGGTCGTCTTCGTCTTCGATGAGGCAGTTGTAGATAGGGAGGTTCATAGTTAATTATGAGTTATAAATTATAAATTATGAGTGAACTGGTTTCCAGTCTACAGTTCAACTGTTTTTTAGGTATAGATAATTGTGTTTGAAAAAAATGCAGGAAAAGAGATTTTTTTTGTAAAATAATTCTTCGAGACTTGTTTTAATGAAAAAATGTTAATACATTAACATCCGCTAATCTCTGGGGAAAATTATTTGGATATGCATGTAGCTATAAGTGATAGACTTTCGAATTAACATCGATTGTTTAACTTAAATTTGTATGCTTATGAAAAGAATTTTACTCGGAATGGTCTGTTTATTTTCTTCAATTTTTTCTTTTTCGCAAATTATTATTACTGGTAACGCAAATCCAAAAGTAAATCAAACCTATAATTATTGGATAACATCGGGGCATCATGGAATTTCTGGGACTAATGCAACCTGGAAAGTAACTAATGGTAAATTTTTAGATGGTAGTACCACACTTACTCAAAATGTAGATGTAATGGGTGTAGATGTAATATGGACAAGTCAAAATCAAAATGGAACTCTCAGTTATACATATATAAACGGTTCCCAATCTCTTTCGGGATCATATACTGTTTCGATAGAAAGCAACTCTGGCGGAGGAAGCCCGAATCCTCCTCAAGTTATAAATGAACCTCCAAGAGAAGTAAAAACAATTTCTGTTTATGGACCCTCAGAATTATATTGCGGACAAATAGCAGAATATACTATTTCTGGCTCTGGGACTGATCATTTTAAAGATTATGTAGAAACAAGATGGTCTGCAGATCCTATAGGTTTTGAAATTTTAGAACAATCTGAGACCAAGGTCACAATAAAAGTTAAAAATATTATCCGTAACAACGTAAATGTAGGATTAACAATCTATTACGACAAAATGACTAGATGGAACCCTGAAACTAATGTTACTACAATATCTTATAAAATAGCTACAGGAGGTGTATACGTTCCAATAAAGCCTCGAATCTTTAGTTCTAAAAAAGTTGTATGTAATGATGAACTTGCAATCTATTCAATACCTAATTTACCTCCAAATATTGAAATAGAATGGCTACCCGGCCCTAATATGAATTTAATATCAGGTCAAGGTACTGTAAATGCACATTTTAAACCATTAAAATCAGGTTATGTTACAGTAAAAGCCATTATTAGAGGTGAAGGAGTACAATATTCTGGAAATACTTTAAATATCGAAAACTCCGATGTCTGGGTAGGTAAGCCAGAAACACCTACTCAAATACAAGGCTTTGATATGAGGCAATTTAATCCGGATACAACTTATCCTTTCCTTGTAGGACATAATTCATCTATAGAGACATTTAACTGGACTATAACAGGAAATGCCAGTAAATATGTCCTTCATGTGCCAACCCAATACAATAATAACATGATGGTTACCATGGGACCTAAAGGAAGAGGAAGCAGTTTTACTATATCCGTAACAGCACAAAACAGATGTGGCATATCTGCTTCATATTCAAGAACCGGAACAATTCAAACCAATACAGGCGGTCCAATCGGCGGTATTACTGATGGTGTCACAAATGGCTTAAAATCGACGACCACCGTTGACACACCTTCCCCTGTCACCATTAAAGTCTACAACTTCACCACAGGTTCAATAGTACATCAGGAAAAGAACGCCATTGATTTCAACATACAGAATACAAGCCTGAAAGAAGGCATTTATATTATAGAAACAACAGACAAGAACGGCGACAAAACAACAGAGAAAGTATATAAGAAAAACCAATAG